AATGCTCTCAAAATACTTCTCTAACACTTCGCGCTCTGCCCAGCCAGCCTTATCATCCTTCGCCGGAGGCTCATCCCAGTAGCGTGCCGGCAGGCGGTATCCCGGTTCTTCCACCCAATTGAAGAAATGGAAGCGGTAATCCAGCGGCGAAAGTTCCTTCTTGCCCTCGTTGGCCATGGCCTGGCGCACCATGATGTAATTATCGCCGGCGCGTCCGCCTTCGTGCGTGGACTCCTTGATGATGTACATGCCGGCGGCCACCGTATTGAGCGCACCGTTCTTGATTTCCTTGGCGCGTTGCGGCATGCGGGCGGAAACATACGCCATCTCCGATACGTGCAGCATCTGCAGCGTGCCGCCACGCACCGTGGCCTTAGCCTCCACCGAGCTGCCATTCACCCACTTCACGAACCCCTTGCCCGGCTTTCCGTCATAGGGTACTTTCTCCTTCAGCTCCCGGCCAATCTGGGCCAGTGCCTTATCTGCCATGGTGGGGTTCTCCGGCAGATAATCCAGGTGGTTATACGCCAGGATGATTTTCTCTAACTTTTTGTGCGCCTCTTTCTCGCTCTTGTCGATAATGCCGCCGTGGAAACGCAGGTTATGCAGGCAGCAGTCCAGCATGAGTATTGCCACAAAGGTAGACATGCCCAGCTGGCGGGCTTTCAGGATCTCGTTGCGGTAGTGCAGCCTGCTGTAGAATTTCTGCTGGGCATGGTTCAGATGGAAACGCACCAGATTGCCCATCTTATCCTCAATCCAATAAAGGTTATCTAATCTCCACGCCTGGCTTTCAAGCATGGACCGCAGTCCTGCATTTAACTCTTCCTGGTTCATGCCTGCAACGCCCCCACATTCATTCCCTGGTTACCATGGCAGCGGAATCCCACGCACCGCTCCATGCCCACATTCGGTACAGCACACAGCTTATGCCAACCCCTGTCCATCACCTTGTTAACCTGCCGGGGAACCCGGCTCCATGTTTTGCCGGCATCCACCGTCAGCTCCACTCCCTTCACCTGGCAAGGTTCGTGCAAATAGAGCCACAGCTCCGCGTTGGATTGCTTCGGTGAACCCAGCCGCGTCACATTGAGGGCATTGGTCAGCAGGGTGGAAGTGTAATCCTCCCCATCGCCATCCGCATACATGCTCGCCTCATCGCAGACTTCTATCCAGGCCACCGTCTCGCGGTCGAGCGGGTCAGCCAGTCCATCCTCCACCTCACGCACCTGCACGCGAGCCACCACAGCAAACAGGCTGTCAGCTTTCTCACCATTCGGCAGCATCGCCACAGAAAGGAAGCGGCCATTCGTGATGTAGCGGTGCCAGGCGTTCACCCGGTGGTGGGCATTGTATGTCATCAGCGCCAACTGGCCATTCGCCAGTACCAGCACGGCCTTGCTGTCCGGCTTGCGCAGGAAACAGCCCTCCACCACACCGCCACCGCCAGACAGCACATGGTCGGCAAATACAGTAAGGTCAGTTGAAATGTAGGCATCCTGTGACTGGTCATAGCCATACTGCATCACGCGGGCGCCGCCGCGCTCAAAATAAATAATGCGGTCACTACCACGCACCGCCTCTATATTGGCAGAGCCCACAAAACCGTGCGCGGCAATGGTGGCATTGGCATGGGTCATTACCCCGCCGTCTCCGCTCTGGGCCACGTACTCGCCCTCAGAAGTGCCCAGCATAATGCGCCCGCCCTGCGCCGCCAGCCAGCGTATCGGGTCCTGGGTCTCCGCATTTACCGTGAGCGCCATGCCGGAAGTTGCTTCATCGGTTATGTCGAAATTATCCAGATCATCCGTCTGGCTCATCCAGATAGTGAGCGGCTGGGCATCCGTGCCGGCCAGCACCAGGCGCTGATTGAACATAGCTGCCAGGCGAGGAAAACCATACTTGCCACTCCAGGCGCACCAGCTCCAGTCACTCGTTTCTATAGCGCCGAACCAATCGGCCTTAATGCGGTCGGTCTGCACATAGTAAGCATCCAGCACTTCATCCGTATCCGCCGAGTACACTACCTGATACCGCAGCACCAGGTCATGCTTGTAGCTGGAGACCACCAGCTCATTATCACAGTTATCCGCAGGGAAACACCGTTGCGTCAGCTCGTCTCCATAAGCCCGCACGCGCGTGAGCCAGAGCGAAATGAAACATTCCTCCCCGCCCTCATCACCACCCACCGGCTCATTCACCGGAGCCGCATTCCGGCTCCATGCTTCAGCCCTATGCTCCCATACATCAAATGCAGAGCCCGTACCTTCATAGCACGCGCGCACTTCGTACGAGCCATACCAGGTGCCGGAAAGATGCAGTTTCCATTTCCCCTTGCAGGGCGCAGCCCCAATCATCAACCCGCGCACGAAATGGCCCGGGTAATCCTCCGGGTTAATACCACCGCGGGAATAATGGCTGGCGCCGTCAAAATCCGCCACGCAGGTGAAAATATCCCAGTACCCTGAATCAAACAGCAGGCAGTCTCCCTTATTGAAACTCTGTTCCTTCGTCAGCTCCGTTATCGTGGCAGCCCCGGCCACGGCCTCCGTCCCAACCTGGAAATTGTGGGTATAGTTCGCAGGGTCTATCAATCCGGTAACAAAATCATCCGCCCCTTTCCAGGCGTTAATCACGCCGTAAATCACCGTCTCCGGTGCCCGGCGCACAGCAAAAACCTTTCCCTTCGCCATCGAAAGGCCGGCATCGATAAAGCCCTCCTGGTAATGCTGCGTCACCAGGCCAAGCGCCGCGCTCTGACTCACCTTGATTTCGCGGGCATCGGTGTAGAAGCTGGCGCGCAGAATCTCGCCCTGTTCCGCTTCGGACTCCCGCTCATGCTCCTCCGGGTCAAACGCCACAGAGAAATACCCATCTGCCCGGCGGGTTACCAGCACCGGAAAATCACGCAGGGAACTCCACCGCCACGCCGGCACCTTGAACACATAGCGCTCCAGCTTCCAAGTGCCCGCAGCATCGCACACCAACTGCACCGGTGGCACCGCCGCACACACCAGCAGCAGCATGGAGTTGAGCTGCACCGCCCGGAGCTGCCGGATTTCCGCTGCCGACCACACGCTTTCTGCGCTCCACACCAGCACGCCGGAGCGCGCATACACACGCAGCTCCTGCTCCCCAATCTCCACCAGGTAACATTCAGAATTGCTGTACTTGTATGAAAAGAGCCTGCTGGCCGTTCCCTGGGCGCGGGCCACGCGCCGGAAGCCACGCCGGCGGGTCACCCCGCCAGCCTGGCCTATATCAAAATTCTCCACGCAGCTGCAGCCGCGCTGGAACACATCCAAGTCAGCGCGCATCTGGACTTGCGGCGAAAGCTCGCCACCGTTGAACGCCACCCTTATCACCGTGCGCCCCCTTTCTTCATAGCCGCCTGAATCTGCGCCATCTTGCCGGCGGCATCCAGGGCATCATTATCCATAGCCATCTGCTGCGCACCCTGCATCTGCTCCAGGCGGGTCTTTATCTTCTGCTTGATTTCCAGTTCTCCCAGAACCACGCTGTCAGAGCAGCCGAACACATCCTGCCATTCACGGATGAGGGCTTCCTCATCTATCCAGTCCAGCATATCCGTTCTGCCGGTCCTCTGCACCCAGTTCACCACTTCGTCGATGACCTGCTGCGTACCACGGGCCACGATAAGCTCCAGCGCCTGGGCGATGCGTCCCAGGTACGCCACCTGCGGATTCAGAATCTCGCCGATATTCTGTTTCAGCTCTGCCGGTGCGTCATCCAGGGGCAGTTCATTACGGCGCAGCAGCACTCCCAGGATGCGCCGCATGGCCACCTTATTATCATTGATGAACAAGGTGAAGGACGGCGTGAAGGCCAGAATCTTCTCCGCCACGCGCTCCTCCACCTCGCGAGCCGTCATCTGCTTCTCCTGAGCCGTCACAGAAAGGAGCATGTCCTCATGGTAGGCCTTGCGAATCTGCTCCTCCTTGCGGCTGATACGGTCAAGCCCGATATCGTACCTTCCGCCGGTGCCCCACTCACGCGGCATATTCAGGCGGGCAGCTTCCTCCGAAATGGTAGTAATGCCACCGGCGCGCATATCCACCTGCTTGTTCTGGCGGGGCAGCTGCATGATGCGCGGGAAGGCCTGCACTTCGGCCAGCGTATCCATGATGCGTTCCAGCTTCACCACCTGGCGGATAGCCGGCAACACACGCTTTCCCGGCGGCGTGCCATAAGGGGAGCCAGCCGCCCGCAGATACCGCGTCACCAGGAAAGGGAACTCATAAAAGCCCTCCTGCTTCACAATGTGGTAGGAATCCGCCTCCACGTAGTAGCCCTCATACGAGCGCAGCTCATCGGGAATATCGCGCCAGCCCTCCTTCCGCTGCTTCTTGTTAGGGCGTACGATCTGCAGGAACTCCACCTTGTGGGAGTTGCGCTGATTATCATCCCGACACCAGGCCTGCACCTTCTCGGAAAGGTTTTCAATTCCCCACTCCATTTCAGCCTGAGCGGGCGTGTACTCAAACTTGCGAACCAGCGTGTGCACATTGCCGCGCGCATCTTCATCCAGCACATAGGTGCCGAAAGCAAAGTATGTGAAAAACAGCGGCTCTGTATCCGAGCCGCCTATGAACATGGCACCGGTACCCAGACGCGTGCGGTCATTGTACACCTCATGCGTTGCCGTGTAGAAATTACTCTCCGCCAGGCGTTCACTCATGCCATTGGTCAACGCACGGAAGAACCGGGCCACGCCGTCATTCACCTTGCCCTTACCGGCCTTGCGGTACTGCAGCTTGAACCACCGGCGCCCGGCAGGAGTAATGTAGCTGCTGTGCGTGCTGGCCAGCGTGGCCGCAGCAGATGCAGCTACATCACATTTATCCAGGAGCGAAAGCATTTCGTTCACCATCGGTGCCGTCTCTGACTGGTAGCGGGCCCAGAGGCTCTCCGAAAGCAATTTGAGTTCTGCCCGCAACGCTGCTGAATTACCGTCCATATCAGGCATCTCCCAGGTTTTGCTTACCGCCGCCGCTACCCAGACCACGGAAACGCTGATTCACAAGACTGGCAGTAGATTTCTTTCTTTTCTGCGCGTTGTACACGTTTTTCTCAGCAGCCTGCTGCGTACTCGCCGTGCTGGCCTGCACCGTCCCCGGCTGCGCCGCGCTGCTGCTGGCTATGGCCTTGGCCTGCGCCTCCTGCGCCTTGGCGTACCGTTCGGCAGCAGAGGCCTGCGCGCGAGCCATCTTCCTCTGGGCAGAATACGAGCCCATCGTAAAAACATCCATCCAGCCTCCTTTACTTCCCATGATTCTGCGTTTCCTTTCTATTCATTTCATGCTCGCGCTCCAGATGCCCCACCCGGTTATTCAGCAGCTCCAGCTGGGTCTTCATTTCACTCATCACCTGGGTGGAAGCCCCCATCTGCTGAATCAGCGCGGCATTCTGCGCCTTCATGTCAGCCCGGTACTCATCCTGGCGGCGCGTGCCATCCTGGTACAAGTACACCAGAGCCGCCAGCGCGCACACAATCAGCACACGCAACGGCTCTTCCTTGAACTGGCGGAACCAGTACTGCATCAGCGGTTCATCTTTTGCGCGGGTACACATGCTCAGTTATCTTCCATTACTTCCTGTTCCGGCTTTACTGCCGCCTTTCTGGCGGTACGCTTCCTGGCAGGTGCCGGTGCATCCACCAGGGTAGCCTGCTCCAGGTATTCCGGCTTAAGCAGCACACGCGGACCAGCGGGCACGCGCAGCACAAGGCCGCAGTCCATCACATCCTCCACCTTCAGCCGCACCTGGCAATACTGCCCGCGCTTTGCTTCCTGGATATTTATCATTTCTCCACCTCCTCCACCTGAAGCACGCGATACTTGCACTCCGTATCCGTAGCCACGTGCGCAGCCTTGTGCCAGCGCTGCAGCTGCTCCGGCGTAATGTTCTGCACCTGCCCGCAGCTGGTCAGCAGACCGGCAGCAGCCAGAGCTCCAACCACGGCACCGGCAATCAGCTTTGCCCACGATTCCTTAATTCCCCAACCGGTCAGCAGACCAGTCAGCCAGCTATGTGTTTCTTTTGTTTTCATAAAAATTCACTTCACGATGATATCGACAATGCGGCAGCTCATTCCCAGGCTGGCCGGCGGGTAAGACACACTCACATACGCCCGCCCCGGGTGCCCGTAAAGCCAGGCCGTGTACGGCCCGCCGGTCTGCCCCTGCAGAGTCGCGGAGTCATCGTAATACTTGCGCCCGCCTTTGCCCTTGCCCTTCTTCTTGCTCCAGGCCTGCACCTTGCGCACCCACTCCCCATCGCCGCCGGTAACGCCCGCAGCGCAGGGCACATCATGCCCCACCCAGCCGCCGAAGAGCGAAATATCGCAGGTACTCACCGGCTGGAACGTGCCCACCTTCCGAAGCTCGCCATACACGCTGCCAGCAGGAATATCATACCTATCCACCCAGCCATTCATACCGACCTCTATCTCCACAAAGTCGCCGCGCAACAGGGTATCAGCAAACGGCCCGCTATTATTATGGAACACCAGGCTGCGGGAAATGCCATCCCAGCTGATATCGCCGCGCTTGGCATCGCGCCGCCAGGTGCGGCTGCCTATCTTCAAGCGGAGGTAGCCGCCGCCCTTCGTGAAATCACGGGTGGAGAGCGCGAAGCGGGCAAGCTGGTTTCCCAGCCCTCCCTCCATCTGCACACGCAGCGCCTGCACCCGGTGCTGGCCAGCCGCCGGCCACAGCTGCACCACCTTGCCGTCCTCCCCCTTCCTGCCGCTTTTCACGCCGTAGGAAATCAGCGCCAGCCCCACCGCACCCTCACGCGAGCTATCCAGCGAGAAGTAAGCCCCGGCGCCGTCCCTTGGAGTGCCGGTGAGAGCCCCATGTCGAATCTTCAGAGCCATACCTTAATAAACCAGGTACAAAGTGTGAGCCTCAATGACCTCCAGGGCATCGTAATCCTCCTGGGGCATCACCTTAATAGCAAACAAAGTTGTATTCGTCCGGATATAACCCTGCAGCAGAGTATCAATCTCGCTCCGCGTATGGTAGAACTGGTGCAAAGTGGCTGCATCCAGCACGTGAGCGGCGCGCTCATCCAGCGGGTTGTTCGTCAGCGTCACGCCCGCCAGGCGGTTTACGGTGGCCTCCTTCAGCACCAGGCCCTTATCCGCAGTCTGTCCGAACTGGTCGGGATTGGTCATGATACCCACCGCATTGCTGCCATCGGGAAGTCTCCCGGCTTCCCAGCCGGAAATCCCCTTGGCCACCCAGTCGGCTTTAGTCATAGTCCGGAGCGCACCGCCAGGCACCGTATTATTCATCAGCTGGCCGGTAATATCCTGACCATACTCATTGCGCACGTCGCTGGCAGCCATGCCCACAGGGATGATATAAGGCATGCCCATACTCTGCGGCACAGAAGAGCCCACCTTCACCGTACCCCAGCGGAAAGCCTGCGCCGGTGCCACCTTCGAGCCCTGGGCCACCATACGCCCGGCAGCATCGCGCCCGATGAGGATGCCGCCCTCAATAACCTCATCTGTGGAGTACATCACCGTGCCGCTGCACAAGGTTGTGGCCTGCGGCACCATCATCTGATGCGCCTCATTCACCCCCACCGGAGCCCCCTGCTCAATCGGTAACTCAGTCCCCAGCTTAACCAGGCCGTCCACCGTAGCAGTAGCGGGCCGCTGAGCCTGCGCAGCGTTACCAGCCAGGCTCACCCAGCCAGCCTCGTCAAACCACTCATACACCAGCACCTGCCCTGCGTGCGGACTCAGGAATCCCAAGTACGGCGTACGCTGACCATTCCAACCAGCATTAGAACAGCAAGCACAATCGCCAGTCCCCAGCATCGGGCTCCGCATCAGCACCTCCGGGCGCGTTGCCGAAGTCTCGCCAATATCCTCCAGGCTATCTACCAGATACAGCTCCAGCCCCGCACCAGACGGCACCTCAAACGGCTCCACAAACTCCCAGCGCACCTCCTGGTCCTCCGTCCATGCCTCAGCCGTCACACTCCGGCTCAGCAAGCGCGTAGTAGCATTCCCCACTCTCAGGAAGGCTGCCAGATACACCGGCGTGGTAGAAGAATTCATCACCGGCACCACCACACCACTCAGCAGAATCCCATGCGGCACCACATCAGCACTCAGTCGCCAGGCATTCCAATTGCCAGCATCTCCAGGCACCTCCTCCAGCACATTCAGCACCGCCG